TGCACCCATATATGGCAAAATAAGCACTCTCCAACCCGTGGGTTTAGGTAGTTTTTCGGCCACAGAAGTGTCAATATTGTCTGGATCTATGTATTTTGACTCTCTTTCGCCATAAATATCCTCGACTTCTTTCTGTTTTTGCTCTATTTCGGCTGCTGTTTTGCCTTTTTCGGCAATTTTTGCTTTTTCTTTGCGTCTAGCCTTAGCCATATGCTCTGGAAGTATTAAATCACTCATTTTTTTCTCCTTTTTCTAGTATTTCTTTAATTTCGTCCTCAACTTCTATCAAAGTTCGGTATTTTCCAATCATAAAATTGTAATCATGACGCTCGGTAGTGCTTCCTTGCATCACAAACTCAGTGGTTTGCTCTTTTTTGTCACGAATAAGACGTAAAATCTTATCGCCTAACCAAAGTCCGTCCATTTTTTAGTCTAACCTTTCTTTTTTTCTTACGTTTGTAGCTTGGTTTACCACCTTTGCCTATGCCAACGGTCTTTCCACCTTTGACTCCCACTAAAGAATACACCATTTAATCTACAACTCCGACCTAATCTCTTTATATTTTTTTAATATACTACTTATTCCGTCATGCACAACCATATTTCCATTGCTTGGGTACATGATGTTTAAGGGTTCATCCATAAATCCTATAAAACCACCGTGCGCTGCTCGGTATACTGGATTGCTATTAAACGCACCACCAAAAGGCGATGCTAAATTTACAGGAGTGAAAGCAGATTTAAGATAATCCATATAATTTGTAGCGGCTGGCAGTCTTGTAATACCGCTTACAGGAAGAGACGATATAAATTGTGGACTTGAACCACGAGCGGCTCCGGTAAATCCAGGCAAAATTTCTTGCTCTTTTTTTTGCTTTTGTTCCTTCTGTTCTTGTTGAGGTAACACAGAAGATATGCCCGTGCTCTCTCTGCTGGGTCCTCCCATTTGTCTAACAATGGAATCTAGTCCTCCTTGCCCACCTCTTTGTCCCTCTCTTGCAAAGATAGGATCCACGGTAAATGTTGGTGTGCTTGGGTCCATAAAGAAACTACCAATGGCTGACATGGGTCCAGGCAACATGTCACCGAACTGTCCGACACTACCTATTCTTTGTTTGGTGCCTGACGTTTTTAAAATATCGTCTTCAATAATAAATTGTGAAGGATCAATAAAACCCTCTTCGTTTGCAAACTGTTTAAACACATCTGGATTTTTGTCTATTAGCGTGTTGATTATTGGCGTCTGCGTCACTCTCCGAGTCACCTCTTGAGGTGTTGTTGTGGTACCCCTTCTAGGTAAATCTTTTAAAGCATCTTGAACAGTCGGATCAGATAAATAATCGAGTTGTTGTTTTCTAAGAGCATCGGCTTCTCTTTCTTTTGCTGCTTTAGCCGCTGCTTCTGCGTCCGCTTTTGCTTTTCTAGCCGCGGCTTCTTCTTCTTGTTCTTTTTGTAAACGAGCTTGACGTTCTTCTTTTTCTTTTTTTTCTTGTTGTGCTTTAGCGTTTCTTGCTGCTTCTTCCTCAGCTGCTCTACGTTCAGCAGCTAATCGATTAAACTCTGCTCTTGCCGCTGCTGCCTCTGCAGCTAGTTTGGCTGCTGCTGCGTCTGCTTTTTGTTTTGCTAAACGATCTTCGAGGTCTAGTCGGCCAAGCCTGCCCTCAAGTTCTTCTCTTAATCGTCTACCAATACCAGGATTTTTTAAAGCATCTTGTATTTGCTCTTTAGTGCCTGACGCTGTTAAACTTCCAAGCAATCCTGGCTGACGATTTCCACCACGATCTCTGTCCCCCATTCCAGGACCAGCTCTTCGTCCTCCTCTAAGACCGCCTCTACGACTCTGACCCTGCATTATAGTCCTCCGTTCGGTTTTATAATGTTAGACGTAATTTTATCCATGTTCTTTGTTATCTTTTCTGCTTTGTCCATGACTTTGTTTACAGAATCTTTTTCTAGTTTTTCTGTTGCAATGGCTGACCTGATTGCAACGGCATCTTTTTGTTGGTCAATCTTTGCACGATCTACATCTTTTTTGTCGTCTATTCTTTTCTTCTCAAGACCTAGTCGTTCGTTCGCCTCTTGTGCTTTTCGCATCATGTCTTGTTGTTTAACTTCTAGCTCTTCTCGTTTGAAATCAAGTAACGGATCGCCCCCAGAATCTTTTAGTAACGCTTCGTACTCTGCTACAAATTCTGCGATCAACTCAGACTCACGCTCTGCAACCCGTGATTGCATTTCTATCATCATCTGTTGTTGCATCATCTGTTGTTGCTCAGGTGGTAACTGTTGCATCTGTGCCATAACTTCTTGTTGTATCTCCTCTTGTGCTTTAAGAGATATGTGTTGCATAATGTGCGCTTGCAAGTTTGCCATAACTACTGGACTTGCTTTTACTACGCTGCTGCTCATCACTGCAAAGTGTGCTTCAATGTGAGCATCGTGATTCTGTCCTTGAAATGCTTGTGCGGGCATGCCTGCAAGAATTTCTGCATTTTCCGTGGCAGGATCTTTTGGTTGTGGTTGTTGAGGTTGCATTAAGATGGCATCAATATTTTGCACACCCATGGCTTCGTACATTCTTCGATATGCTTCGTAAATATTGTGCATCTGTGGTGCTGCTTGAGCAAGTTGTAACTGCTGTTGTGCCAATGTCACTCGTTGTGTAACAGAGAATATGTTTGGATCAGACACAGGTATCACATCAATACGAGCATCAAAATCTTGTGCTTTAACAGATTGATTTCCGCCTACAACTTGATACGGATATATAGGAGGCAATGTTTCTGCAAAAAGTTTTGCAAGAAGTTTAAACTCTTTGCCTTGCGCCATGTGCATTCTTTTGTGAATAGCTGACATGACTTTCATGCCGCGCTCTAACAGTGCCATGGTCGTACCCACAGGATTGACTTCGTTGCCTTCTCCTAATTTCATATCAGCCACAGCTGCAAAAGATTTACCGCTGTCGATCACGAAACCAAGTAAATTAAACAAAGTTCCTGATGGTTCTTTATAAGGCAGAGGCACAAGCGAGTTTCTAATATCGCCTGCTGGAGCGTCCACATCTCTGAACTCACCTGGTGTTAATGGCTGATCATCATCCCTAATGCGTAACCCTCTGGCCTTGAAACCTGCAGGTAAATTGACGAGGGTGCCAGCATCGATAAGCTGTCGTAATATAGAGGTTGCGGTTTTTGTGAGACCACCGAGCATATGGATAAGACCAAAGCCATAAAAACCAAGACCTGGCAAAAACTTATAATGTACGAAATATTGTTTTTTAATTTTAAGCGGATCAGTCTCATTCCAGTTTCTTCGTATCGATAATATTTGATTGGAGTTCTCCTCTATAGTTACTATGTAGGGTAGACTAATTCCAGTCTCTTCGCCTGCCTCATTGGCATCTTCATATCCTGGCAAGTCAAGATCCACGTGTATCTCCAATAATGAATAAACATCATCTTTTGTATACACTCTCTTTCGACCATCAATCTCATCTATCTTATCTTTAACTTCGTCCTTTTCATCGTCAGATGGACTTCCTAATTCTATATCTCGATAAAAACCAGAAACTTGAAACTTTCTTAAGTCATTTGACATCATCTTAACTACGTGTGTGATTCTAGAACAAGTCATCAAATCGGTGGCTTCGTAAGGCACCACTAGATCTTGAGACGATACAAACTTTGCGACAGGTCTTCCTAAAGTGTTGTCAAAGTAAACTTTACGAAACGCCGAACCAGATAGGGGGAGATGGAATAACATCTGATCTAGTTCGGGCTCGTACTCTTCCATAATGTGAGTAAGTTGATAATTCATAAATTCTTTAACTCTTTGAGACTGTGCCTCCACTTGTGGATTAGTCATACCCATGATTTGTGTTTTAACTGGCCCACCTGCTGGAAATAATTCTTTATAAGACTGAGCTTGAAACTGCGTAACAGATTCTGCAAGCAATGGATGTGACACGCCTGATGCTCCTGGAAAAGGATCCGTTCGATCTTCGTAAGTCATACCTAACAATTCTAAGCCTTCTGCGTAAGTAGATTCCCAATCACTTCTAGAATCTTTATCTGCTTCATACGCATCGGATAATTCTCTTGCTATAAAATCAAGATCACCGTC